TTGAAATGAAATTTTCTTTAGAAAAGAATTTTTCAAAGTCAAAGTACTTTCTTATATATAAGAATAACTTTTCTTTTGACTTTGAGTTCTCAAACAACTTCTTCGAACATTTTGAATTCTTCTTATATTTTTCTTTAAAAAGAACTCATAAGAGATTCTCAGATAAATAAAGAAAAAAGAGAATTTATGGCTAATTACACTAATGAAGAAAGATCTAAATTAAAAGAAATTCTGGGACAGCGAGAAAGTAGTAACAACTACGCCGCCGAAAATAGATTAGGATATGTTGGAAAATATCAATTCGGCGCAGATAGATTGGCTGATTTAGGTATTATGAAAAAACGTCCTAGTGGAGTTTCTCAAAAAGATTTTATGAATGATGACAGTAATTGGCTTATAAAAGGTGGAAAACAAGCTTTTTTGAATGATAAAAATCTTCAAGAAAAATTAATGGATAAGCATATAGATGCTCTTGCAAAAAGTATAGATAAGGATAATACTCTAAGTACTGATGAAGTATTCGGAAGAGTTGCTGCATCTCATCTAAAAGGTATCGGAGGTATGAATCAACTTCTCAGAGGTGTAGATAATAAAGATGCTAACGGAGTAAAAGCTTCTGAATATTACAATTTAGGAAAAAATTTCAGAGATTTTACTTCAGGAGAAGATCCAAAGAAATTCTTAGATAATATGGCAACTAAAAATACAAATCAAATGAGTAATACTGATGTTCAAAAAGATTCTAAAAATTTTAATTTTGATACAAAAAGCATAACTGATTTCTTTAGTTCATCAACAGTTAAAAATATGTTGGGTGCAGCATTTGCTGGGTCTTTAATGTTTAATAAATCTAAAAGTAATACACAAACACAAAGTACTTCACAAGTAATTACTCAAAGTTCACCGGTAACGAGTTTTCAACACACTTCTTCACATACAGGAACTTCATTTGAAAACCATAAAGACGATAAAAAGAATAATTTAGCAACTCAGATAATCCAAGAATTTCAACGTTCAAGAATTAATTCAGTAAGTAATTATGTTTCTTCTAAACAATCACAAGGACAAAGCGTAGATAAAGAAGTAATTCAAGAATTAAAAGAAGGCAATAAACTTTTAGAAACATTTGTTAAAAGCACTGTTGATAACCAAGATACTTCTATTAAACATAATACTCAAAGTACTCCAAAAGTTTCTCAGATTTCTGGACCTTCGATGTTTTCTCAAGTAAAAAGTGAATTAGGTAATGATATCTCAAATCCTTTATTTAATTTTGGAATGTTAGGTGCATTATTAGCACCAGAATTAGGCAACGCAGTTGCAATGTTATTTAGAACTCCAAGTTTTGTTTCGGAATTGATTAAAAACTTCAAAAGTGTAGTATCTAAAGATATCCAAGCACTAAGTGAAATAATTAAACCTTTTCAAGAATTTTTAAGTACTAAATGGACTAGTTTTTACGAAGGAATTAAAGATTTTGTTGGAAAAAAATGGGATGATGTAACAGAAGTAGCAAAATTATTTAGTGAAAATGTTAAAGAAAAAGCTTTATCTTTATATAAAGATTTAAGTGAATCTTTAGGAACTAAAATCTCAGAATTACGAGAATCATTCTCAAAAACTATTTCAAATATAGGCACTTCTATTAAAGATATATCTTCAAAAGTATATCAAGGAATTTCAGATAAAGTATCAGATATTGTTAGTGATGTAAAGAATTCAGAAACATATAAAAAAGTAAGTGATACTGTTTCAAGTACTTATGATGATGTTAAAGGTGGAGTTAAATCTGGATGGGATAAAGTATCTAGTTGGTTTGGTGAAACTGTTGATACTGTTAAAAATTCAGATACTTATAAAACTGTTTCAAACGCAGTTGATACTTCTATAGATTATGTTAAAAATACTGATACTTATAAAACAGTTGCTCATTATGCCGGAGTTATCAAAGATGGTGTTGTTGAAATTGGCGGACAAGCTTTTAAAATTTCAAAGGATTTTCTTGTTAATAATATAGCACAACCTATTTTAGATTTCGGCGGAAAAGCTTTTGAAAATATCCAAAAAGGAGTTAGTTCATTTTCTCAATTAGCAAAAAATGCTGATTATACTGGAATGTTATCAACATTTTTAAAATTTAGTCCGGGTGGACAGGTATTAAAAGGTCTTGGATGGGTATTTGATAAGTTAATGAGTATTATACCTATGGATAAAATCACAAGTGGTATTAAAGAAGGATTATCAAAAGTATTTAAAATTCCTGTTAATATGTTAGGAAAAACTTTAAGTTTCTTTATGAAAAGATTACCAGTAATTGGTCTTATTTTAAGTATACCAACAAGTATTGGATATTTGTTAAAAGGTAATTATACACAAGCGGGATTAGAAATGATTTCAGGAATTGCTGGATTATTTCCTGGAATTGGAACTGCTATTTCAATTGCAGCCGGTGGTGCAAACTTAGCAATAGATTATAGTGGTTATGATTCTAAACAAATAGATAAAGAATTAGCAAATATAGGTTCAAAAATAAGTGAAAATGTTTCATCAATGATAGGTTCGGATGAAGTTGAAAATATAACTGATATAGATTCTTCTTTAAATCAAACTTCAAGTGCTTCTGTATTAAATAGTAATATTGATTTTAGTTCTGTTCTTCAAAGTACTGATAATACAATAAATTCAATAAGAAAAGATACACTTTATACAAATCCCGGAGATATTCTTTTACAAAGTGCATATACAGATCAAGGAAGTTTCTTTAGAAATCAAAACTTATCTAATCTTTTGAGTAATAAAAGTATAAGTAATAATGTTTTAAATGCTTACAATGATATTGTAATACCACTAAAATCAAAATATCCTGATATGTATATAAATTCAGGATTCAGATATAAAGATTTAAATTCAAAAGTAGGTGGAAAAGATGCATCTAAACACTTATTAGGGAATGCATTTGATCTTAAGTTCAAAGATCACAGTATTACTGAAGTTATGAACAGTATTGCATTAGGTGAAGTTCCTGGATTAGATGTTAAAAATGGGTATTTCTTACACGAAGGAACGTGGCTACACGCTCAAAATGTAAAAGGTCCAAATACAAAACTATCAGTTGCTAATTATAATAAAGGAACCGGTCATGCTACTGAGTTTGTTCCAACAAGATCTTCAGGTGTTTCAAGAGTTGAAAATACTGTAATTTCTGAAGGTTCACATACTTATGAAGCAAATTCAGATATTGCAAAACTTCAAGAAGACGTAAATAATCAAAGAAAAATATTAGCGGAATTGACAGGAATTCAAAGTGCTCAGAATTCTGTTAATACTTCTTTAAGAGATGAATTCAAATATTAAGGGAAAATATGAAATTGTATAGAGGTGTTGTAGTTGATAACAATGATCCTACCAGATCTGGACGTGTAAGAGTTCAAATACCTTCTTTACACGGACCTATTGAAATGATTGGACCAAAAAATACAAAATTTACAGATGAAGATAAAAAGAACACAGAAGATAAATTCTTACCAGAGTTTAAGAAAGATAATGCAATTTGGGCTGAGGTAATGCACGGCATTGATTATACCGGATTTTTTAATACTGATGGATATTCTGGTAATTATATTAATAAGAATGTTTCTAATCAAGGTAATCAATCCAAAACTCCAAGAAATATTAAAAGAACAAAAGGTCAAAAAATAGGTGGATTCGGAAATAATATAATATTAGAAATAGGAACTAAAGTATTTTGTTTATTTGAAGAAGACGATGATACATTTCAAAATCCTATTGTAATTGGCACTATTGCATCTTATAATGAAATAAATGAAAATTCATCACCTTATTGTAAAAGAGTATATAATAGTACTTCAGGTAATTTAGAAGTTTGGGATGATACTCCAGGTAAAGAAAGTATTATTATAAGACACAGAACCGGATCTGAAACTGAGTATGCTCCTAATGGTAATATTGAAATTGAAAGTACTAAAGACATCTCAACAGTAGTAAGTAATAACGTTTCAACAAATATAGGGCAAAATAATAATTTAAAAATCCAAGGAAATAATACTCATAATATCAGTGGAAATGAAATTATTAATATTAATGGAACAAAAACTGATACTATAAGTTCAACATATAAAATCAGTGCAAACGGTGGAACTATTGTTATGAGTTCAGGAAAAATAATGTTGAACTAAGGTTTAAAAGGTTAAATTAAGATTAATTTTATAGAATAATATAAATAAAAGAAAAGGAATGAAATGAAGTATATTTTTGCAGAAGCAGTTAATGATGTTTTTCAAAGATTTGTCTTAGAAGCAAATATTGATAAATCAGAAAGTTCAGCATTATTTATAGGTAAAATGAGAATTCTAACAATATCTCATTATAATATAATTAAAAAAGCCATAAAAGATCATAAACATTGCGTAGTTGCACTAGTTTCAAATAAAAATACAGAAGTTTTAGAGCCTTTAAGACTTAAAATGTTACAATTATGTTTTGGAGATAATATCCAAATAATCACTGCAAAAACTGCAAATATATTTAGTATTTTTAAACAAAGTAATTATCAAATAGTTACAGTTATCTGTGGAGATGATAGAAAAGATGATTATTCAAGAATGCTAAAAGGAACTGATGTTAAAATTGAAGTATCTCCAAGAGGTGTAAGTGCATCAGAAGTTATCAAAAATTTAGATGATTTTGAATATTTTAAGAAAAATACTCCAAAAGAAATACATATTATGTATAATGAAATACTTTCACACAAAGAAGATTATTCAAAGACAAAATCTTAATGAAGCCTAATGAAACCTAAATGAAGAAAATAAAATATCACGATAGAGTATTAGAATTAATACCTTACAATTTGAAAATTGAAAAAGAATTACTATTATATAAGAGTTCTGAAGAAAAAGATTTTGATTTAGATGATGTTTTGTATATTCTAAAAGACAATTTTAAATTAACAATAAATTCAAAAGACTTTTATCCAGTTTGTGATTCTGAAAAAATGTTTATATTATTTTCATTAAGAAGTATTTCAGTAGATGAAACATTAAGATATGAATTTAGATGTAATAACGAAATAGAAATCTCTGATGAAAAGAAAGAAAAACTATTAGAAGAATTTAATGAAATACCTTTTATTGAAAATCATTGTCAAAATGTTATAGATAACACTATAAGTACTGAAAATATTTTTCAAGAAAGCACATTTGATAAAAAATTATTGAAGAAATATAGAATTAAAGATATAATAAGTGATAATATAGAAGATTTCTTTATAGATAAAATTGAAGATTATGATGTTGACGAATATGATAAAATTTCAAAATATATTGAAGAACATTGTGCTAAGTTTAATTTTGTCAGAGAATTAAAGTGTCCTAAATGTTCTAAAATTCACTATATAAATTTTGGAAGTATTAAAGAATCTATTAGAAGTTTATCTGAAATAAGTATAGCAGAATTTTATTCTTCTTTAAATCAATTAGTTTATAAAGGACACTATCAATTAAATGCTCTTTTAAATGATATTTACCCATTTGAAAGAGAAATATACATTTCAAATTTAAATGATACCATTGAAGAAGAGAATAAAAGAATAGAAGAAAAAGCTCGTCAAAGAAGATAAATAAAGAAAAAGAGCCAAAGAACGAAAAGAGCAAATTATGATTAAATCTATTATTAATAATATAATTCCAGATAATATAAAAGATATTAAATTAGTAAGAGATTGTTTAGATGTTTTTTTGGATTATGTTATAGAAAATTCAAATATTGCAATAGATACATATAATTTATATAGTGATAAAAATGAAGTAATATATGATGATCTTTTAAAAGTATTTATAAGAAACGTTTATGAAACTATAGATAAAAATAAAAATAATCCTACATTAGTTAATAAATTAGATGAATTATACAAAAGAGCAGGATATAAATCATTTAGAGATTTTGAAATAAATTCAAAAATGATAGATTTAATTATAAGAGAAGATCTTGAATCTTCAAAAATATTTCAACAAACAAAAGGAACTTCAAAATCACTTGAATATGTTTATAATTTAGTTGATAAAATGAATTTTCAACAAGGTATCTTAGAAAGTGATAATGAATTCAAATTCATAGAAGGAAGTAATGTTTTTGAATACAAAGTAGAAGGTTCATTAATAGAAGAATTATTTGAATATTTTGTTAAACCTATTGCTCATCCAGTTGGCTGGGCTTATATGTATTCACGTGTTTATTCAATGTATTTCGAAGATTATATATTATCCGAAGTAAAATATGATATTTCTTCTTTCTATATTGGTTGTTTAAATCAAGAGAAAAAAGATGATTTTTTAAAAAATGAAGGTTATTTGACATATACTGATGAAAATGATAAAAATATTCCAGATAGATTTTATTTAGCAAACGGAAATCCTGTTGAAAATGTTACAAGACACGGAAATTTTTATAAAAATTTGGATATTTTAAGTGAACTTAAATTAGTCCAAGACAATGAAGTAACATTAATAGAAGATAATCACAGTAAAAAAGATAGAACTATTAAAATATATTTTAAAAGTGGTGAATATATTGAATCTCACACAAGAAATAAAGAAAGAGATATAGTTTTATATTACGGAAGTTCAAATAATCCATTAAATGCTAAATTTAAGAAAAATTATAATGATTTTACAACTCATTGTGGTCTTAATTTAGTTTACTCTAAAAAAGTAGTAACAAAAGTAAAAGATATTTTAAAATTTCAAAGTGATTTTGGATTTTCAAATACTATAGGAAAATTAGCAGTAGTTGGTGCAGGTAATTTCTTTGTAAGTGATAAAATAAAAGGTGATCAATATAAATCTTATGTTCTATTAGGTGAAAAATATTTAAATGAAAATGTTGAATTAACATATAAAACAAATGTTAAAAATGAAACAAACTTAGTTTCAAATCATAAAAATTCTATTAAAGAAGGTTCATATTATATTTATAGAGTATTAGATGCTATTGAATATAATGAAATAACAAATGATTTAAAAATATATTTAAACAATTATACATTAGAAGATTATTATGAAAAATATATATTAGAAGTTAAACAGATTAATAATGATTTCAAAGAAGTTACAAAAAATATTTCAGAAGTAGTATTAAATGTTAAAGATTTCGATAAAGATAAAGTATTTAAGATTATAATAAAAGATAAAGATTCAAATCTTCACGAAGAAATTAAATTAAGGTTAAAGAAGTTAATACCATCTAAAGAAGTGTTACAGCCAAATATAAAAAAATATTTTTATAAAAATAGTTATTATTATAATAATATCGTTGGAAAATTTACTGTAAATGATGAACTTTTAGATCAATACGGTAAAAGAATTGGAAATAATGGAATTTTTGTGTATGATGAATTTGAAATAGAACTAATTTAGAAGATTTAAGGAGAATTAATGAAAGAAATCAATGAATTTGAATATTTTGCTGATGAAGATATCGATGAAGAAACAAATAATTTCTTTAAAGATAATGATATAATAAACCCTAACAAATATCTTAAAAATCCAAATGAAATAGAAAAATTGAAAGAACAAGACAATTATTTCAATGAAATTGTAAGATATATAGGTGAATTTTTAAGATCTTATGATAAATCATTATTGGATGAAAGAATTGAAAAATATCAAGATTTTTTGGATTTTAAAATAAATGAATACGTTGAATATGAAAAATCATTTGAACTTATGAAATATTGTGATAATATTACAGATTTAGAACATTATTTAGATTTAGTTACAATAGGGGATGAATTTTTACCTCCTTTAGGTACTAAGATGATTAAAAGATTATCAAATAATATAGTAAATTCTCAGATTTTGAATTTTAGTTATATGTTTTTTATATTAGATCAAATGAGAAGATTTAGAATAATTTTTGAAGAATTAGAAAAGACTCCGGATAAAAACGTTAAAGAAACAATGGAACTATTATTTGACGTTTTAAAAGTTTACCCACAAGAACAAAATAAGGAGTAATTATGGTAATTAATATAGATGAATATAAGAATATTAAAAGAGTAATTATTGAATTCAATGACAGCGAAGAAGAATTAGAAATAGAAAATTCTGAAAACTTCGAAAAAACACAAAAGAAGAAAAAGAAGAATAAAGAAAACTCAAAGTTCAATGAAACAGAAGAAAAAGATTATATAGATAATACTCCTTTAGATTTTAGTGATCTTTCTAATAGTAAACCTATTAATATCGAAAAACCTAAAATGCCAGAAATACCGGATTGTGATAACAGAAAACCTAAAGTTTCAGAAGAACTTCAAAAATTAGAATTCTAAATGAACACAAAAAGTTGTGTATTAGTTACTCAGTTATACAATGATAGAAGTATAGACGGATCTATTATAAATGCGTTTGAGTACTTTTATACTATATTTCAATACAACAAAGAAGTTAAATTAGTTATTCAAAGAAGTAATTTAAGTAATACTAATAATTTAATTAATTTCTTAGATCTCAAATATAACATAGATAAAAAATGTTTTGAAAATATTGAATTTATTAATAATAAATTTGAACTTTTTAAATATAATTTTGACGTAGTTTTTTGCGTTTGCGGATATTCAACAGAAAATTATGCAAAATTATTTAAAAAATCTAAAGTTCTTGCAATGCCTGGATATTTTCACGAATTAAGTGAAAATGTTCAATATTTTGTAGAATATCCACATTTAATAAACTCTCAAATCTTCAAAAAATCATTTGAAAATAATGATTTTTCAAATCTACCAGAAAATATACATTATTATAAACAAAAACTAAGATTAGATTTGTTTAAAGAAATCAATAGAAAAGATAATGGTATTTTCTTAAATTCACCTCATAATTTAAATGTTCTAAGCGATTTCAAAAGCCAAAAAAGAATATATAGAAGAGAAAATCTAAATACTCCTAATATGTTTGACTATTTTGATGAAATGATTTATATTCAAAATCCTAAAATAATTGACAGAAAACCACGAAGTTTCTTTGAATGTTTATACTTTGATATACCTTTTACATATATTTTCAATGGAATTATTGACGGAAGTTACTATAGATCTAAAGATTTTGATTTAAAATCACGTATTTTTGATTGTAATGATGAAATAGTTAAATTAATGATTTAAGTATTTTACTATTCAAAAGAACTGAAATTGAAGTTTATCTTATATAAGAAAGTACTTTCACTTTGAAAAATTCATTTCTAAAGAAAATTTCATTTCACTTTGAAAGTTATTCTTATATATAAGAAAGTACTTTCACTTTGAGTTTTCGAACAACTTCTTATATTTTTTCTTTAAAAAGAAGATTTAAGAAAACTCAAAATTCTAGTTCAATGAGTTTCATTTTAACTTCCCAGAAATTCATTTAAAACACATCTAGTATCTGTAAAACAGAAAATTTAAAAATTTTTAAAGAAAATATGTTATAATGAAAGAAATCAATTAAAAAGGAGCCAATATGGAAGAAATTCCAGAGATTTTTAATTTAAAGGTATTTATAAATGGTAAAAACTATAGTGATTATGGTTACATAGACACTATAGAAAATGATGAAATTCTATATGATATTAAAAATATAGATTTTGTTAATAGAACAGTAACTATTGATACTTCTGGCTTGAAGTTTCAAACAGACAAAGAAACATATTCATTTGATGAAGTTGATTTTTTCAAATACACTGAATTTATTCGAAGTATAGAAAATAGAAAGATTATTGAAGGTCAAATAGGATTTTATAGAGATATGTTTGGTCAAGTTTTTTATGACAGTGATATAGGATTTTTCTTTATGAATTTAGATGAAGATGATAGTAACGTATATAATATTGAGAAAGGAAGATTTTTCAAAGTAGGATTTTGTAAAACATTTAATAGTGATGAATTTGATACTGAAAGATATATTTCAGAATATGAAAAATGTTTAGAAGATTTGGAGAATTCTGATGAAGAATGATTTTAAAGTTCTTGATGATAGGGAACATTTAATTTTAAGACCGTCGATGTATATCGGATCCATAAATTTTGAAGAACAAAACGATTTCAACTTCGATGAAGATAAAATGAAATATGAAAACTTCAAAATTATACCCGGTCTTTGTAAAATTATAAATGAAGTTATAGATAATGCCATTGATGAAGCTATTAAAACTGATTTTAAATTTTCAACTGAGATTAATATAGAAATCTCAGAAGATAAAGTAAAAGTTCAAGATAATGGAAGAGGAATTCCTGTTGTAAAACACGGTGAATATTATCAACCATTTCTTTGTTGGGGAAGAGCAAAATCTGGATCTAATTTCAATGATGATAATCATACACAGCTTGGAATGAACGGAGTTGGTAGCTATTGCAGTAACGTTTTTTCTAAAAAATTCATAGGAGAAACAGACGATGGTAAAAATTCATATAAAGTAATATTTAAAGATAATGCATCAGAATCAACTGAGTCTTTAGGTAAATCAGTTCAACACGGAACTACAGTTACATTTTATCCTGATCTTAAAAGATTTAATATAACAGAAATTGATGAAGTTCATATAAATTACATATATCAAAGAGTTCTTTGCTTAGCAAATATTTTTGATAAGATTAAATTTAAGTTTAATAAAAAATTAATAAAAACAAAGAATTTTAAAGATTTCATTAAATTATTTAGTTCAGACTTTGAAATATACGAAAATGAAAATGTTAAAATTGCATTAATACCAAATGATACTGATGATTTTAAACAATTCTCTTACGTTAATGGTCTTAAAATCAAAGATGGCGGAACACACTGTGATTGCATTATGAAAAACGTTGTGAATATTATCAGAGATAAGATTTCAAAAAAATATAAAAATATTAAACCAGGTGATATTAGAAATAAATTAACATTAATTACATTTATAAGTAATTTTCCAAGTCCTAAATTCAATTCTCAAACTAAAGAAAAATTAACAAATTCTGATAGTGAATTTAATAATTTTGTTAATATAGATTATTCATTTGTCAATAAAATTCTTAAAAATAATGCATTTATAGATCCTATTATAGAGATTTATAAGATTAAAGAAGAATATGAAAACAGAAAAGCTCTTAAAAGTGTTGAAAAAGTTAAAAAGATTAAATCTGAGAGATATATTCGTGGCGTAGGAGATTCTAAATATTTAATTTTGACAGAAGGTTTATCAAGTCTTGGTGGAATTTCGAAAGTTCTTGGTAACAAGAATATTAACTATTATGTTCTTAGAGGTAAACCATTAAACTCTTGGGAGATTTCTCATCAGAAGTTTGCAAGTAATAAAGAATTATCTGAATTGTATCAGATTATAAAATCTGAAGGACCAAGTAAAGAGTTAGAATTATTACCAGATGGTGACTTTTACGAAATAGATTTTGAAGGAAAAAGATATATAGTTAATGAAAATGATACTATTAAATTAAATAACACAGAATATAATGTAAAAGATTTGATTTAAGAATAACAAAGTATAATAAAAATAAAAAGGAGAAAATATGAAAATTTCAAAAATTAAAAAAATATCAGAAGTTGACTTAAAGTTATACAAGTCTCAAACAAATGTTAAAAGAAATAGAGAAAGTTCTGGATTTGATAAAATAATTGTCGCTTCAGATCAGGATTTAGACTAGCCCTACTGGGGCTAGTTACTTTTTATCATTTGGAAAAATGACGGAATACATATAAATTCATTACTTATTGCATTTATTGAAAAATATTTACCAGAATATAAAGATAGATTATATAGGTTAAATACTCCTGTAAAAGCAAATTACAAGAATAATAAGTTAACTTCTTGGGTTTATGACCTTAATGAAGAGTTACCAATTAAGTCTGGAGAGTTACAAAAATATTTTAAAGGTTTGGGAACATGGAAAAAAGAAGACTTAGAACAAGTAATTGACGCAGACGGACTTGAAAAAATGTTGATGAAGTTTGAGTTTGACTCAAAAGATATCATAGATGACTTTATGTCAGATAAAAAATCAGATGTTAGAAAAGAATATATTCTAAATAATAACTTTAGTATAGCTAAAATATAAAAGGAAAGTAATATGAGTTGTTGTGCCATATTAGGTAGTATTTTAGGAATTATTGTAGTATCAGGAATTTTGCTGTTTTATTATTTAATAAATAGTATAAAATTATAAAGGATTTTTTTTAAATGAAATTCAAAGAATTATTAAACGAAGAAAAAACTGAAAGTATAAATGAAGATTTAAAAACTCTCAAAGCAAAAATAGATCCAAAAATAAGAAAATACCAGAAAATTCATAATGTTAAAATAACATATAATGATGATTTTTCGGAAGTCCAAGTTAATGTTACTGTTTTAGATGAAAAAGGTGCTAAAAAATTGGCAGGTATGTTAATAAATAAACTTTTTGGTAGCACAGCTACAAAATATTTAAAAAATATTTTTATTAAATCTGAGCAAATTAATCACGTTTTAAAATTGTATTATAAAATAGATATGGATTTAGAATTAGCACAAAAAGAAATAGAACCACCTAAAGGAATAGAAATAAAAACACCTGCTGATATTATTTGCTATTCTATGAATATCTAAGAGTTTAATAAAACTTTAATTATTCTTATGTTATAATAAAAATATAAATTAAAAAAGGAGAAATATGGAACGTTTTAAAGAATTTCTAGAATATTTACTATATGTTCTGATCGGTATATTAATGGCATTATTCATTGGTTTTGTATTTACTGTGATGTTTCAAGATACCGTTAAAATAAATGGGGTTAGATTTTACTGTGAAGGAAATACTTCGTATTTTTACACAAAATCAGAACCAATTTTGAGTACTATTGATATAAAAGAAAACAATACTTCTTTAAAAATAGAAGTTCGTGATTATAAAGAAGAAAAAGTTATAATACCATTTAACATTTGTAAATAAGGAGAAAATATGGAATATTTTTGGATAGGATTTTTAATCTTTTTAGGAATTTGTTTCGGAAGATTTATATTAACTTCTATTTATGTGATTTTACTTTTTACGTTTTGCAGTATATATGTAATTTCTAAGAAAATTATCGAAAAGTTCAAAAGACCAAAAAATGAAAATCCAAGAAGTTAAAGTATCAGGAGTTTCTGGAGGTGTTGGCACAATGCTAATACCTTCAAAACTTATGGGTTGTAAAATATTAGGTAATTTAGAATATAGAAAACCACTTATATATAATACTCCTAATAGTACTTTTGAAAAATATTTCAATGCAGAATTAAAAACTGATTATGAAGATATTGATTTTATAAAAGGAAGTAATATTATCTTTATTCAAGATGATTGTTTAGATAATGGAAAATTAAAGACTTCATTTAACAGAACTAAAAATGGAGTTAAAAAAGAAAGAACTCCAAAAAAAGATTATTTCTATAGAAGTATGGAAGTAGTAAAGAAAATCTCTCCAGATTTTTTTGTTATTGATAATAATCCTAAACTTCTTTTAAAATACAATGCAGAATATTGGAAAACTTTTACAGAATATGATATAACTTTTGAATATGTTTCAAATTATCATTATGGAAATATTCAAAAAGGAAGAAATAGATTAATAATCATAGGTTCTAAGAAGAAATATAATTTTAAATTTATACCTAATGAAAGATTTTATAATTGGTCTTTAACAAAAACATTAGAAAACTGTGAAAATTTACCAAATCATTATCCTTTAGATCCAAACGCAGAAGCAAAACATTTTCAAAATGTATTAATAAGTGATAATGAAACTGTTAAATATTACAAAGATCTTAAACGTGCGTTTGAATATTGTAAATTTAAACAATTATTATACAGAAATAAAAACAATGAAATAAAAACAAGAATTTCTTGTTCTTGTTCATTTGAAAAATATTCAAAAGTAGTAATAGGGGGTTGGATGAATTTTCATCCTGTTACTTTTATACCAACAACTATAAGGGAACGTGCAAGAATTCAAGGATTTCCTGACGATTTTGTATTTCAAATACCTAAAGAAATGCATTTTAAAGATATTGCATTTAAACAAGTAGCAAAAGCAATACCTTTTCAATTTATGGATTATATAACAAAATTAATTCTTACATATTTAAGTGATTATAAATTGGATTTTAATCCATCTAAGCAAAGATATGGTAAAATTTCAGATATAGTAGAAAAAACAAAAATCGAATACAAAAACAATTTTGAAGAGTGGTAAAAGTTAATGATATCAATAGGAACTTATATTGCCGGTTGGATGGATAAAAAAGAATCTAAAGAATTATTAGAATTATGCAAGACTTTTGAAGTTTTATTGTATTTCAATACCACACATCACATTACTTTAATGTATTCTTATAATTTAAAAACTCAAGGGAAATTAGAAATAACTTTAGGGGATAATGCTACATTTAAAATCAAAGATATCAGATATTTTCTAAAAGATAATAAGTATACTTTTCTTTGTGAAATTGAAAGTTCTTATATTGATAATTACCACAACTTCTTAAAATCACAAGGTTATATTCACATTTCAGAATATAAGAAATATATGAACCTATGTTCAATAGATGCAAATATAACTACTGAAAAAATAGTTAAAAAAATTAATAAAGATTTAAATACTATATTAAAGAATAAAGAATTTAATTTAAATAAAATAATTACAGAACCTATTTTTAAGGAGGGTAATTGAATTAATGAAAAAATCACTAAAATGGATAAAAAGATATATGAGAATTGCACGTGAAGTTTCATATTGGAGTAAAGATCCATCTTCTAAAATAGGTGCTGTTATTGTTTCTGAATCAGGAAGAATTCTTGCAACTGGATATAATGGATTTCCTGAGAAAATGGAAGATAATCCTAGTGATTATGAAAATAGAGAATTTAAATATAAAAGAATTATCCACGCAGAAGAAAATGCTCTTTTAAATGCACTTAAATATTCAGTGAATATTCAAAATTCTTCAATATTTGTTTATAATTTGCCTATTTGCAGTAATTGTGCCAGATTAATAGCTCAGAGTGGAATTTCTGAAATATTTTTATGTTATAATGATAGTAATATTACAAGATGGAAAGAATCTTTTGATATATCAAAAAGTATTTTTAAAGAATGTAATATTAAAATAACAAGAATTCAAGAAAAAGATTTGGAGGATTTATGAGAATTTTAATTACGGGAAGTTCTGGATTTTTAGGAAGTAATCTTTATAATTACCTTAAAAAAGAATTCAATGTTTTTGGAATCGATATCATTAAATCAAGCACTTGTGATTATGTGTATGATTTAACAAAAGTTTCTCAAAAACTTCAAGATATAATTAAAGACAGTGATTTAGTAATTCATCTTGCAAGCAGTGTTGGGGTTTTAACATTAAAAAATCCGTCTGAATTCTTCAATAATTCTTTTAAAATAGATAATAATATTTTGAAAATTTGTTCTTCTTTAAAGAAAAAAATAATTTTTACAAGTACTTCAGAAGTTTATGGAGAAGTTAATTTTGGAAATGAAGAAAGTGATTTTGGACCTTTCTTAAATAATATAAGAAGTTGTTATCCTATTCAAAAACTTCAAAGTGAATTTTTTATTAAAAATAATTTCAGTGATTATATAATCTTAAGACCTTTTAATATAATCGGAAAAAATCAACATAAACAAAAAAGTATAATCACGAGAATGTTTAATGAAGGTATTGAGTCAAAAAATATAACGGTTTATTATAATAAAGAATATAAACATTCTACTCGTGATTTTTGTAATGTGAAAGATTTTTGTGAATATGTTTATAGATTAATAAAGAAAAATTCAAATGGAATTTATAATATTGGAAATCATCAAACATATACTTCTTTGGAAGTTGCAGATATAGTGAAAAATTATATCTTCGATAATTTTGGAGAAGATGTAAAAATATCAGAAAAACTTTGGGAATTCGAATTTAATGATATTCTTAACAGAACAGGAGATTTCTCAAAAATTCAAAAAGAAACTTCATATTTACCTAAATACACATTAAAGTATTCTTTGAATGATTATGTTCAAGGAATTTTAAATAATTTCTAAGAAGTCATTTTGATTTTCGTAGTCTACGAGTTTTGAAATGACTTCTTCAAATGAAATTGACTTTTGAATTCACTTTCTTATATATAAGAATAACTTTCACTTTGAAAAATTCTTTTCTAAAGAAATTTTACTTTCAATTTGAAAGCTGTTTCTTATACATTTAATTAATACTCATTCTCTTACAATATAAATAAAATAAAAGGACATAAATGCCTAATGTTGCTTTAAAAGGAAGTATATGTTCGGGTCACGATTGTTTTCCTCCTAGTGATGTTATTCAATATTCTCCAAATGTTTTCGCCGAAGGACGCGAAGTTGCTCGGGATACTGATGCTGTTAGAGTCCATTGTTGCCTTCACCCTAACACTATCATTAAAACTAAAAATGAAAATATACCTATTGAAGAATTATATTACAGATTTTTAGACGGAGAAGAATTTTTTACAACGTGTAAAGATGGTCAGAATATATATGAAACAAAAATTATTGATGTTTTTAAAACTAAAAAAGAAAGAAAATTTATAGAAATAGAATTCGAAAACGGAGAAAAGATTTGGGTAACTGAAGATCATAAAGTTTTGTTAGATGATGGAAAAACATATAAAGAAGCAAAGGATATAAGTAAAAATGATTTAGATTTTAAACATTTAAATCACGTTATATTAGAAGAAGTAGATGTTTATGATTTAACTGTTGAACACGAAGCTCATAATTTCGAAACAGTAAATAATGTTTATTTAAAAAATTGTGTTTCGTGTCATGGGAGAAATTTAGCAGGCGGAAGTGCTACTGTTTTCGTAAATAATTTAAGATTATCTCACTTAGGAACTCCTGTTAATTGCGGTGGAAATGTTGTCTCAGATGTAGCAAATACAGTTTACTGTGCAGAATAATTAAATTTTATGATATAATATACTAAATTAAAAAAGGAGATAATATGATAAATTCAAAAGCTTTGATATGTGTTTCACATTTTGATGATGAAGTACTAGGATTTAGTTCTGTTATAGATAATTATATAGATGTTGAAGTTTTAATCGCGTGCGGATGTGATACAAGAAAAGAAGTATCCAAAAAACTCGAAGAAAATTTAAAAATAAAATACAATATTATGGATTATAGTCCATTTGAATTAAATCAAGTGAGAAATGATGTATTTAATTCTCATATAACAGAAATTATTCAAAAAGTAAATCCACAATATGTTTTTACTCATATTAAAGATCTTCATCCAGATCACATTGCATTAAATGAAGCCGTCAATGTTGCTACTCGAGCCTATAAAAATAATATTTTAGGAGTTTTTGAAGGAAGTGTGGATAATTTTACGTTAGAAAATAGTAACAATTTTTATATGGGAAGTAATAATAAAGATATATTTTTAAATTATTATAAAGATTATATAAATTCTAAACAATTTAAAAGTGTTTTAAAATTTAATGAATATTTATCGACTCGAGGTAATATGGAAGAAAAATATACAGAAGTATTTAAGGTAAATTATTTAAAAATCTCAAGATTTAAATAAATTCATCTGAAATTTAATAAAAATTTCACAGAATTTAATAAAACTTTAAACTTAAATATGTTATAATATGTATATAATAAAAAGGAGATAATATGTTCTACATATACGAAGTAAACACAAATAAAACAATACGTTTTTGTAAAAGTTCTAAAGAATGTGAAGATTTAATTCAAAAATTAAAAATTCAATTTCCTAACAAAGTATTTGATTACAGAAAGGTTGAAGAATGATAATAGATTTCTGTTATATAATGTTTAGTACTTTTTATGGTTATGTAGTATTACTACTAGAATATCTAGAAGCTAGATTTAAGGATTAATATGAAAATCTCTAAAAATTTAAAATATATATTAGAAAAATATACAAAAAGTTATAATATTTACAAAATTAAAGATATTACTTATAGAAATGTTGGAATTTTTGAAAATATCAAAATAGTGTTTGATACAGAAAGTTATATAACTGTAGATATATCTCACGAGTTCAAAGGAGATAGATGTTCAGTTACTGTATATAATGAAGATTTAAATGGAAATAGAGATACTTCATTAATTTACAAATATAATCTCGATTATGAATATTTTATAAATTTATTTAAGGAATTTGAATGAAATATTTTGAAAGATTTAAAATAACAATAAAAAATTTGATATTTTTCTTTAAAATAATAAAAAATCACAGAGCTTATGATTATTGTTTTACATTTGATTTAATATTAAAAGATCTTCAATATAAAGAAAAAGTTTTCAGTGATCTTTTAAAAGAAAAAACAGAATATGATAATATTATAAAAGAAAATTTAAATTTAACAAGATTATTAATACTATATCTAGAAGATTATCTAAAAGCAGATATGAACGGAGATATTGAAGAAACTGATAAAAAGTTCAATGAATTTATGAATATGTATAAAGACAATATCAGAAAATTGTGGTATTGATAAAGTTAATATTTACGTTTAATAAATAATAAAAAAGGAGAAATATGTTATATTTCGCAATAAAAGATCTAGGTAATGAATATTTAATAGTGTCAGCACAAACTGATGATTATGTTCCAGTTGAAGAAATAAAGTTAATCCAAGTTCAAGATACTAATCTTTTTACTTATGTAGCAGAGCTACTTGTTCAAAAGAAGATTATTAAATTTTCAAAATATATTGAAGATCTTAAAATAGATAATCTTGTAATTTCAGATCAAGGAAGTTCAGCAAAAGAATCATTTTTAATGGAAATTCATAAACAAATAGCAAAAATATTCAATAAAATTCCACAATATACATTTTTTAAATATACATATTTGAATACATTTTTTGCTTCGAAAAATATTTTTCTTACTGTTGAAAATAAAGAAGAGAAATATATTGAAATTCTAGAGAAAGATGATGAAGAACTACTTTCAAGACTTGAAGAATATCTAAATGTATTACAAAGACTTGATTTTTACGATAAAATGTATCAAAAATTTATGAGTGCGTGTGATGAAATCGAAAATACTGATGATGAAATGAAGTGGAAAGAAATAACAGATGAAGCCATTACATTTTTTGATAGTAATGAAAAAGAGTATATAAGAATTAAAGATTCTTGGTATTCTATATTAGAAGGTAAAAGAAAAAAACTTCTAAATGCCGATGAGTAAGGATTGAAATGTCTCTAGATACAATTTTATACCCATTAGCACTAATTAAATTTTGGAGTAATACTATTTCAAAAGATATTGAAAAATTGAATAATGTTGAAGATATCCAAGAACTTGGATCTTCTTCATTTTCACAATTTATTGATGAAGATAATTCAATAAAATTAACAAAATCAAAAGAACAAGATAAAAATACAAAAAATATCAAATTGTAAGAGTAATATATGAAAACATTTGTTTTAGATACAAACATTATTTTAGATAATGTTGAAAATCTTTTTAGATTATATAATAATGAAAATAATATCGTTATTTGTGATATTGTGATAGATGAAATAGATTCTAAAAAATCAGGTTTAGATGAATTAGGTTACAGAGCCCGAGAATTTGCAAGATTTCTCGAAAATATGGATGTTATTGATACACAAAAATATAAAAGCGGACTTGTAGTTAATATTCTTAAAAATGATAGATTAAAATTATATATTGTTTCTAAGGATTATAAAAAATATGATGACACTCATCCGGCTATTATAAATGATAGAAAAATTATAGAATGCACTAAAGAGTGTTGTGATATTTTTGAAAATGTAATTTTTATTTCATTAGATGGTATGTGTAGATTAAGAGCAATATCTGAAGGTCTAGAAGTTGAAACATTAACTTTAAATACTGAAGAAAAAAATTATCTATTTTCTAAAGAAGTAAATTTTGATTTACCTACTGATAATATGGATATTTTTGAATTAGATAAAGATCACAAACCAGAAAATTATAATTACATTATTAATGAATCTAATGGAAATGTAATTCTAGGTAGATGTGTTAATGATAAACTTCAGATAATTAATGAGAAAAATCTAGAAAAACAAGATATAAGACCATTAAACTTAGGCCAAAAATTTTATGTTGATTCAATTTTAGATGAAAAAATAGATATCGTTTTATCTGAAGCTACTTCTGGTTCTGGTAAAAGTTTAATGGCATTAGCTACTGCTATGAGATTAATAAATGAAAAGAAATATTCGGGGATTGTTTATATCAGAAACTCTATTGAAAGCGTAGATAAAGGAGAAGATATAGGTTATCTTAGTGGAAATGAAGAAAAATTTGCTGTTTATAATCATCCTTTATATGATTGTATCACAATGATAGCTCAAAAACAACTTCAATCTTCAAATTCTAATAAATCGAAAGCCAAAAAAGTTGAAATTGATGCTCAGGCGCTAGAAGAAAGAACAGAAGAATTAATAAAAAGATATAATATTGAAACTATGTGGATTGGTGAATTAAGAGGACGAACAATTCAAAATAAAGTAGTAATATTAGATGAATGTTTGCATAAAGATCAAAAAATTGAAACAGATAAGGGATTATTGACGCCGTCAGAAATTGAAACACTCCTTTTAAACGGGGAATGGGTGAAATTAAAAAGTGTTGATCTAAAAACAAATAAAATAATGTTTAAGGAATTGTTGTCGCTTAAAAAACAACACATAAAAAGCACTAATGAAAAAATGTTTAAGATAAAATTAGAAGATGGATCAGAAATAATGGTAACATCTGGTCATAAGCTTTTTTTAAATGGAAAATATGTTCAAGTCAAAGATATTTTAAAAGATTTCAGAAAAGGAAAAGTTGTTGATTTTGAATTATTTAAATAAAAAATATTGTGATATATTAAGTAAAGCAAAAGCAAAAAGTTTAAGTAGAAAAAACTTTGATATATCAGATTTAAAAATTGATAATTTTTTTAACAAAATACCACTTAGAAAACTGCTTTTGTTTTATGTAGATTTTGAAAATTTTTTCAAAGAAAATCCTTCTTTTATATTTGAAAATATAAAAATCGAACATCTGGATAATTTATTAAAAATAATTGTTAAAGACAATATAGTAATAAATAAACGTATTATGATAGAAAAGATAGATGACAATAAAAGAAAAATTATATTAAATTTTTTTAACATAAAAAAAATTAGTGATTTTCCAAAAATATTACGAAATCCAAACCGTTTTTGCAAAAAATGTGGGTCTCTTAAAAACTACATTATAGAAAATGAGTTATTTTGTAATTGTGATATCATAGGAACCTGTGAATTCTGCGGGAAACAATGTATATCTAAAAAACAATTATCAGAACACTATACAAAAAAACATAATATAAATTGGTTTGAAATGCATAGACCAAATCAGCCAAATTTATATTGTATTTTCTGTCGAGAGAAAATAGATTCAAGAATTACAGAATGGAACATAATAAAACCTCACTTGTGTAAAAATCCAAATTGTCCAAATTTTAAAGAACGACAGAAAAACAAGTTAAAAAAATTTTCAAAAACCATAAAATCTAGAAAAAATTTTAATAATATTAATTATGTGAATGCTTCTTATAGAAGAGAAGAAATTTTTAAAAACACCATACTAGAAAATGGAGAGACATTAAAACAGAATATAAGTAAAAAAGCAGGACCAAAAACATCTAAAACAATAAAAGAAAAAATTTTAAATGGATCATTTACACCGGATGTTACAAATTCTTGGTGTAATAGTTTAATTAATTATAAAAATAAAAAGTTTCGTAGTTCTTGGGAAATTGCTTTTTATTTATTAAATGAAGGATTAGATTATGAAATAACAAGAATAAAATATTTTAGTTCCAAATATAATCAATTTAAAACATATATTGTTGATTTTACTGATTTTAAAAATAGGGTGTTATATGAAATAAAACCAAATTCAAAAATAGATGATATAACAAATCAAGAAAAATTTAAAGCTGCAGAATTATTTTCACAAGAAAACTTTTTTAGTTTTCGTGTAATATCAGAATTTTTTCTTTTAAAAAATCTGGAAAATATAAAAGAAAAATATTATAAAAATTTAGATCTGTTTTGTGATGAATCTAAAGTAAAAATGTTAAAGTTAATTAAACAATTAGAAAGGTTAAAAAATGAAAATAGTATCAATAGAAGAAATTGATTATGATGATTATATTTATACCCCTCAGGTTAAAGATAATGAGAATTATCTTTTTGAAAATGGAATTCTTAATAAAAATTGTCAAAACGTGTCAATAAAGACTGGTCTTCTTGTATTATCTAGATTAGATAAGGATTGCAAAATAATTATTTGTGGTTCAAATAGACAAATAGATAATCCTTATGTAAATAGGTATAATAATGGTTTATCTTTATTATTAAATTCTGCTTATGAGAAACATAAAGAATTAAACATTAGTGCTGTTAATCTTATAAAAACTGTAAGAGGTCCAATGGCAGAATTTGCTGAAAGAGTTTTAAAGGTTTAATGAAATATCTTCTTCTGTTTGTTAAATTTTTATCAAAAGATAAATAATACAATTATCAAAATAAAAGGAATTTCAATGGAAGAAGATATAATAAAATTACAAAAAGAAAATAAGAATAATTTTGAAGTTTTGGATAAAGAAAAAGAAATTTTTAGTATACTAACAAGTGATGAAAATAATGATTTTATACTTATTA